TTTTTCAAGCAGAAGACGGCATACGAGATAGGCTCCGGTCTCGTGGGCTCGGAGATGTGTATAAGAGACAGATGTATATACTACATAAACAAAACTTTCACAATTGAATTGAATAATAGCTATAAAATAGTATATAATTTATTAGATGATTACTATATGTTCGTTGGAAGGAGGGATAGCATGATCACGGTGTACAAACACATAGAAGAAGAGTTAGTTTCAGACTGCACTGTATCAGATGCCACAAAAGGTTCTTGGGTAAATTTGGTGAACCCAGACCCCGATGAGTTGTCCCTCATCAATATTTTGACGGAAATTCCAACGGACGTTTTAAAGACCGCCCTCGATATGGAAGAACGTTCTCACGTGGAATTAGAGGATAATTATATTTTCGTGGTTATCAATATTCCTGCGATTCGCGGCAATGATATGTACGATACGGTTCCGCTCGGTATCTTTTTGACGCCTGACTTCTTCATTACTGTATGTCTTGAAGAGTCTGAGGTGTTGTATCCGTTCATCTCAAATCAACTGTCTACATTCTATACATATAAAAAGACGCGGTTCTTGTTCCAAATCTTGTACCGTACAGCTACATTATTCTTACGTTACTTGCAACAAATTAACCGCCGTACCGACGATATTGAAGTTCAGTTGCGTCATACGACGAAGAATAAAGACTTCTTCCAACTATTGGAATTACAAAAATCCATGACATACTTTACCTCTGCGTTGCGTACGAATGGAACTGTTATGGAACGCCTATTGCGCTTGCGTGGTCACAGCACTTATAGACATTTACTTAAAATGTACGAAGAGGATGAGGATCTTTTGGAAGACGTTATCATTGAAAATAAACAGGCCATCGAGATGGTTGAAATGTATTCAAATATCTTGATGAATATGATGAACGCCTTCACATCGATTATCTCAAATAACCTCAATATGGTGATGAAAATGTTGGCGGCTCTTACGATTACTTTGGCGGTGCCCACAATCATATTCAGCCTGTGGGGAACGAATGTGGCGTTGCCATTCCAGGATGATCCAAATGGATTTTACGAAGTAGTAGGTATTTCCGTGGTGTGTTCTATCATTGCTATCATTGGCATGTGGAAAAAAGACCTATTCTAACATATATGATAAATAACTAATAGATTAGGGCAATACTAAATGTTAAATACAAATGAAAAAGCTGGCTGTAAGTCAGCTTTTTTGCTTGCTTATGTATTATATTATTGCTTATTTACGTATTACGTTGTTGCTTATTATTAGACCAATTTGATATAATAGTACCGTTATGGAGAGGTGTCCGAGTGGTTTAAGGAGCTGGTCTTGAAAACCAGTGACTCCGCAAGGGGCCGTGGGTTCGAATCCCACCCTCTCCGCCACCAATACATACAACTATCACAGATTATAACAAATTGTAACGAACTATAACGAACACAGTAAAAATAAAGGTTTATAATGGTATTGTGGAATTGAAATTATAACGAATTGTAACGGACTATAACAAAATTTTGCCACCATTTTGCCCCCAAAAGAATAAAATAATTTGCCCCCATTGCATGCAGTATGTAATGGGGGCATTTTTCTATTTATGACTAATAGCAGATCCAATTTTATTAATAGCGTTATTCAATTCTGATTTCATTTCATCAGTAACATGAGTATAAACTGCTAATGTAGTGCGTGGTTCATTGTGGCCAACACGTTCCATGATTGCTTTTAATGGTACATTGGCCTCTGCTAGAAATGAAATATGTGTATGTCTGAATGTGTGCGAACTAATCGGTTTGTGAAAATCAACTTTCTTTAATATTTTATTTACAAAATGCACATCAAATGGATAACCACCATCTGTTACAAAGATGTAATCAGTTTTTGCAAAACGAGGTTTCCATAATTGTTTTGATTTATTCATTGTAATAAAATGATTAATTATTTGTTTGGCTCTAGCATCTAAGGATACTTTTCTAATTGAATAGATATTTTTAGGCGATGATCTAATGGCCTCGCTTTTTAAACTACCATAAGAAGATAAAGAGGCATTTACATCAATTTCGGATTTTTTCTCATCATAATCTTGAACACGCAACGCTACCATTTCGCCAAATCGTAAACCTGTTAAGGATTGAAATTCACACAAGAGAGCAACAGTTGGATTGATAGCATCTAATTTATTAAGTAATAATTTTAGTTCTTTTTGGGTTAAGAATTTATCTCGTTGTCGTTGTACTTTCTCTACATTTAGTACAGGTTTTTGAAGTTCTAGATTATCGAAAAAAGAAATATCATGGATAAATTCCATACGCCGAGCATATTTGAAAGCCTGGCGAAGTAAACTAAAAATAGCTTTCGTATAGGAATAAGAGCGATTTAATAAAATAGAATCTAAAGCGTTTTGTAATGTATAAGTATTTATATTTCCTATAAGGATATCTGCAGGTATAATTTCTAAAATCTTGTTTTTATAGATCCTATAATTGCGTTGAGTGGCTGGCTTCCTAAATGATTGTCTAGACTCAAGATATTTAGTAAGCAATGTATCTAAAGTCATTTCCATAGCAGCATTAGTGTTAGTTGCCTTATTAATTAATGCTTGCAATTCAATCTGTGCAGCCTTATGTGCTTGTCTGCTATTTGTTGCATATGTAACAGATACACGTTTTATCTTACCACTATATGGGCAAGTATATCGCTCAAAAAATCTATAACGAGTCTTGCCTTCTTTTGTAGTTCGTGTTTCAACCCACATATAAATGTCTCCTAGGTTAAAAATGGTATAAAAATAAGAGCGATATCTTTCGATACCGCTCTCGCAAAAGTAATAAATACTTTTTCTCTGTAGCTGTATCTTATACTAAATTGTACCAATTGTCAATAAGTTTTATAAAAAGTTTAAATGTAGAATTAATAATATCGTTACGTGAATAGTCGTTATCTCGAAATAGTCGTGATTTAAATTCTTGTAATTCATAAGCAATATGGTTGTGTACACCAGGACTAGATACAATATTTATATGGGCATAAAAAGTAACTAAAATTTGGTAAAAGACAACACGATTTAAATGTTTTCTACGCACGGCTTTTGAAATACCAATGTTAGCTAGTGCATCTGTGACTTGTAGATTTGGTTTAAAGGTATGAGGAAGAGGAGCTCTAAGGTCGTTAATGATACAGTTATTATGTGCACAAGCATTCCTCAAATCTTTGACAGTTCTCATGAGATATAAACGAAAATTAAGTTCATTTTGGTTAGATGGATGGGAGCATTGTTTAGCACAGAATTCGTAAAAATGTAAGTATTGGCCAAAAGAGATAACTTCGATAAATACCCAGACAGGACAGTCAAATATATTATTTTCCATATATTTTTTATGTAGATTGCCACAATATGTACTACTTTTATTCTTTTTCAAATCTGATATAAGCCTTTTCTTATTTGATTTTGATAACTGATTTATGTAGTTTTGTATAACAGTATATCCGTCCTCGCCTGTTTCTTGTAGTATCTTTAATAGGTGAACTTTAGAAAAATGTTCAATGCTTAGAGCCATTTCTAGTAAAATTCGTCTTAGACGATTATCAATGATTGCTAAATCAACTAGATCCGAAAAATCAAGATTAGTATATTTTTTTAGATGGGGGTCCTTAATATAATTTTTGCGAAATGAACGAAGTTTAAAATAGTTATTATTATCTTCTAAGTAACTGATTGCTTTTGATTTTGAAATTTTATTAAATTGAATTCCTTTATCTTCACAATGTTTTACCTGTTGTTTGGGGGTTAAAAAAATCCTTCTAGACACAAAAATAACTCCTTTTCATTACAAGACATGATAATTTATGTAAAAATCATCATAATGATATTCAGCAATTATATCACAGTCCACTATTCTGTTAGCACAGAGTAGAGGGGATATTTTATTATTGCAATTTATAATTAATTAAGTATTGGCATTTATCAATGGCATCATTAAATGATGAAACACCTAGTTGATGCATAAGGTAGTTAGTTATTGGGGGAATAGGAAAATCATTTATAAAATACTTAAATACAGAATGTTGAATGATATGAACTAGCCTAGCATAATCTTCACCACGAAGAAAATATTTTAGAATTATTAATGCTAAGAATAAATTTCCTAATTGTGTTTGTGGAGTATAAGGAAATTTATTTTTAAAGTCTACGAGAAGTTGAATAGTACGTTTTGGTCGTGGGTATGATTGTTGGAAAAAGTTTTCACCGTGAGCACAATCATTTCTCATAAAATGGAGAATATGAATCATATTTCTAAGATGAGATGGGGTAGTGTGAAATTCAATAGCAATATTATTTTGGATTTTTAAAACTTCATATAGATTTTTAGTTTCTCCAAAGGTAAGCTTATTAATTAAAACCCATATAGGGATATGATGATGTGTATTGGTGTAGTGCTCAAATGGTGGATAAGATGAGTATTTACTAAGTATATTTGTTAATTGATGGATAACAATGAACCTTTTTTCTGTTCCCCTATTAGTTTTTAAGTTACCATTATAATTTATAGGGTCTAAATAGGGTTCTATATAATTAACTAGGCATGTATTATCAAATGGACCATATCTTTCCGCAAATTTATAAGCTATGGTTGTCTTTAATTTTTGTTCTGCTTGAATTAAGGCTAAATATAAAGTTGATTTTATATTTGAATCTATTTCGTGTAAGCTAGCAAGTTTGAAAAAATTAATATCCTTTATATATGAACCGTTTGAGTCTATGAATGATTTATTATATAGATTGACTATATTATAATAGCCATATTGTTTTAGAAATTCTGTTGCTAAATCTAATGGTGGTTCTTGATGAATTGTTAAAGAGCCATTATTTTTAGTAAGAATAGGAATACATTGGTTCTTTTGAAGCAATAGACCGTTTTGCTGCAAAATTTTTATTTGTTCGGAATAAGTTTTAAATGGTTTCATAGCAACAAAAAAAGCTGCGTACATTTCTGTACACAGCTTTTTTTCAGGTTGCAACTTATTTCTAAGTCTCCCCAGATTCCGTATACAGAGTGTATCACAAAATAAGCTTTTTGACAAGGCTCCCTTCAAATAGTTTACACACTATAACACATGATGATAGAAATCAATTTTCAAGTAATTCATCGGAATGAAGCGCATCGCATAGTATTATTTTATATATTTAGCTAAATGAATGGTAAGTTCTCTAAAATTCTTTGTTCCTTTTGAAAAACTCAATTCTACAAAACCTATGCCGGATGCCCATATTTTTACCTCTAAATCAAAATCAAATGTACCAGCTGTTTCTGTAGAGAATGCAGTTATTTTAGAAAACGGAATAATTAGTACCTCTTTTTTCTTGCCAGTTAAACCTTGTACATCAATTAAAATAACTTTTTTATTAGTAACTACAAACACATCTCTTGGAGCATTAAATTCGTAAATAACTTCTTCATCAAATAATACATGAGAATATAAATCTTTCTTTGTGCCGATTTCGACAGCATTCAATAAATTTAATTTTTTAGAAGCTTGTTGTTCAGACATAGTTTTAATCTCCCTTTATAACAAACTATTTAAAATTTATATTACCAAGACACTTAAATTAATCTTATCCTCTTAACATAATGGTTATTTCAACCCAGCTTGTGCTTTCATATCAACATGATTATTAGTAAATGAGATTTGCATATTAGATCCATCGCTATTTTGCCATTGATAGATTTTAAAAACAACTTCACCAGATACCCCTTCAATAGCAGGCATTTTGCTTTCTGCTGAAGGTTGTCCAGGGTCTCCCATGATATCTTTGACCTGTTCGTATGTCATACCTGTTTGGATTTTATTGTATTTCTCCAAGGTATACTTATTACTAGATACACCGCCGCAACCACTAATTACTAAAGATGCTACAATTAAACCTGCTAATAACACTTTTTTCATAATAAAATCTCCCATTTTAATAATGAAATATATAAAGGTTGCCATTGCAACTCGAACGGCCTATATAAGTGTTCTGTAATTTTTGCTAGGATATGTTTTAATAATATATTGTCCACAAGAGCATTGATAGATCGATTTATCAATATTACCATCCATGTGCACATGAAGTTTTTCTTTAAGCCTAGATAATGGCTTATGGCATTTGATACAAGTAAGTCTATCGTTTTTGATATATGCACCAGTATAGCGGGTGTCATTAACAGCAATTATATTAGGATTGTCATCATCGATTGCTGCTAGTTCTGCTAAAGATATCATATAATCAATTAGTTCCTTGTCGGCATCAGACTCGTCAATTACATTAATTTTAATTTCTTCCATAAAAATCAATTCTCTCAGTGGTTTTTAATTCTTCTAACCCCATAGGAATACCAGATAATCTAGCAAGATTAAAGACTGTAATACCTTTATGATCTTGGATATACTCATCAGGTAATAAAAGCTCTATTGCAAACGTATTAGCTTGTCGCTCTAATTTATCTGTGCAATAGAACGTATGCGCACGTAGAAAAGGTACATTGGCATCACGATGCATGAGCGCATGACCTAGTTCATGTGCACATACGAAACGTTGTAGTGATGCGGATATATTTTGATTAATATGAATAGTACGAATTCTATAATTAGTATTATAGTATCCTAATAAACTTCCCAAATTTTCAAATCTAAGCACAATATTGAGACATTCACATAAGTGAAATGGGTCATTGGTATTGTGTTTTTTTATTAACGATCTAACAATCCCTTTAATATTCATTATTATCACTCCATTTTTTTATATTTTTTAGGGGTGAACTTTTCTTGTGCTAACTTTTTAGCTGTACGAATAGATGTTTCTAGTGAAAGTCTTAATAATTCTTTAGTTTCGTCATCCATTTCTTCACCACCATTATAAAAGGCTAGACCGGATTCTGAATTTAAATCATCTAATATAGATTGAATGCGTTTTTGAATATCTCTCTCTACACGTGGGGAAAAGTTTATTTTTGATTCTGAAAATCTAGGGTCAAGATCAGATTTTTCAATTTTTAAGGCATCTGCAATTTTTTGGATAGTCCCTGCATTAGGGGTTGAACGCATTGCAAAATAACCAGATAGTGTTGATGCGGGGATACCAGTAAGTTTTGATAATTCACCTTGAGTCATATGTGAAGTGTATTTTTTTAAATTCTTTGATATTTGATATCTAAGTTTTTTATCAAAATCACTAAGTTGATTCCTTGGCATAATAAGTTCTCCTTTCTAAATTATCTTTATTATAACGAATAAAATCGTTAAAATCAATATAAATAAAAAATAAAAACGATGAAATTCGTAGTTAAATTTACAAATGGGGTTGACGAAACGAATAAACTCGTTTATATTAGTGTCAAGGAGGTGAGGAGATGGTAATAACCTTAGAAGCTGCTCGTATTAATGCAGGGTATAGTCAAAAGGAAGCTGCAGAACTGTTTGGCGTACATTACCAAACTATTGCAAAGTGGGAAGATGATAACACAAAAATGCCGTTTGATATGGTAAATAAAATTTTAACTACATATGGAATTGAACATAATAATATTTTTTTTGGCAATAAAAACGAGTTTATTCGTTCTATCAGAGAAAAAGCTAAAAAATATAAAGGAGTGTTACAAAAAGGAGATGATTCAAATGAGTGATCTAAAACTATTAGAAAAAAATCACCACGTATAACGATTAGTATACATGGTGATTTAAATTATTGAATTTTTTAAAAGTGCCGATAGAAATGCCATTTACTTGACTTGTTTTAATACTTTATATAAACAACGTGAAACGGAGTAGAAGATGACATCCTCTAATTGTGTTGTTGCAGTACTTACATTGGCACGAATGATAGATTTTGCTATTAGATTACATCCTGCAGAAAGATTAATTTTTTTAAGGGTTTCTTTACAAATGTCATCAACTTCTTTTTGAGTTAAGTTCATTTAACTCACCTCCTAATGCGGTAATACCTAGTAAATATGATTTGGAGAAAGAAGAGAGGTTATTTAAAGAATTCTACAGCGTTAATATTTTCGCCATGTACGATTAAGATATTGTCTCCAATAAAGCTATATGAACGGTTACGTGGCATATAAAAACGGTCTAATTCATCCGTGGTGAACGCTCTACCGGCTATATTACCGGCTGAATGCATTTTAACAGAAGTTAAATCATTGATTAATCTATTAGTGCCATCTTTTAGATAAATGCGTGCATTCATATAGTCACCCCCTTTCTAAGATGATTATACAAATAGAACATAAAAATTTTAAAAAGAGGGCATGAATAATATGTAAAAGATTAAAGGAAAAAACAGCAATTATTATAGGTTTGTAAATAGAAAGGAAATAAAGTTTATGAAAGAAATTCAAAATACATTAAAAAATTATATTTTAAAGCGCTTAGATACAACAACTGGGATTAGATCTAGCAAAGATATTCCAGAATTAATCTATGCATACATTGAATTAGAACATGCACAACAATACATGGCTAATAAACCGGAAGTAATATCAAAGGTCGAAGTAGATAAAGCTGGTGTAAAAATCCAAGGTAAAAAAATTAATGTAAATCAGAATTGTCAAGAGACACAAAAAAAAGAAGAGCCTTGTAATGCCAAGGCTCAAATTATAGAAATTATTACTAATGAGATAGGTAAACCAACAAGACCTACTGCCGCTGAAATTCTTCAAACGCTTTTAAAATAGCTTTGTTATTTTCCAAAATGATTGAAGAGATTATGGCTGGGGTAATAGAAAAAATTATTCTATTAGATACGGCAGCAAAAGTTTTAATAAGCAGTTTTTCATTATCAGATAGAGTAGTAGCTAAATCTGGATAGTCAACAGTTAAATTATAAATTGCTTTTGAGATTTCATCAGATGTGTCTAATCTATCTAATATTTCTTTGGTAATAGCATTGATTTCATCAATGTTAAGTCCAATATCTTTTGTCATAAGTTTTACCTCTATTTTAAGAGTTCATTTTTCTTAAAGTTGCGGTTATAGATAGCAAAGTAATTTGCGTATCAGCATCAACCGCTATATATGGGAAAAATTTATTAGGCGTTAAAAATGTAACATTTCTTAACACTGGGGGTAATTGATTAATAAGACTTGTGTTAGATAACTCAATGGTTGAGAAATCAACATTTATAAAATCAATAAAAAGATTTTCTTGATTCTGCGTTATATCAGCAAAATAAGCGGTTAAAGATGATCCAGATAAATCAGGAGCTACTGCTTGAAGTAAATATTCAAGAGTAAAGACGTCTAAACGTTTTGATGAATGTAAAGATTTGGATGATGCTGGAATACATGGGTGATTATCTAAAAAGCTTAATGTATTACAAGTTATTAGATCACCATCAAGCTTACATAAGAATTGTATTTCATAGTTTTCATCATAACTTAAAGCTGTAATAAGAGCAGTTTCAAGCAGCTGCAATTCTTTAATAGTTTTTGTAATCATATTTTCACCTCCTTTCATTAAAGGATAAAAGTGATAGGATATTGGGATTTCGTGGATGGGTTATTGGTAATGCTCCTCACCATCTATGCGTTGCACCTTACAAAGTACACAGAGCATTTCCTTTGTCTTGGCTCATGGTTGTCCTGTTGGAGCAGGAGATTCCATGAATTACCCCAATTTGCAATTAGTAATTACTTACTAATGGGACGTGTACACATCCTTTGCTTTAAAATCATCAAGAACCTGTTGAATAAGATTTGTACCTTTAGATAGTCCAAGTGCATGGGAGCCCCAAGCTTCTGCTTGTGCAACCATAGATTTTCTTACTGGAGAATCCATATCCTCCATAATTCTTGTTGCGGCAGTTTTCATAAATTCAGTACTTCTATTAAAATCTTTTAATTTAGGTGTAATCACCAGAATGTTATCGTAAAGGCTTTTTATCCCTTACATCTACTTGTTACCAAGTAGTTCAGCATATCTCATTATCCTATCACTGCTTGAATTATAACAACAACTTATTAATAAAGATGAAACAAAAATGAAAAGAATGTTAAAGGAGAATATAAAAAGAAAATGGGTCGAAAGAAAAAGATTAAACAACAACCAATATATTACAAACGATACTTACATAATGATGGTGGATATATGGCAATCAAAGTAGAACCAATTCACCATAAAAAACATTTGATAGAACATAACATATTAACAATAAGAGGATAACTATGGATACTATTAAACCTAAATATGTACCAATCAGTACATTGGCCAAGATATGGGGCCGTAGCAAAATGTATATTTACAGAAGAATTGACATGATCCGTAAGGAGGGTAAGTTCAATGAAATCTGTATGCAACTTGGACCACAACAAACATTGGTCCATGTAGATAAATTTGAGATGTGGATGCGTTCGCAACACATGAAATGGTTAAAAGCATAGGAGTAGTAAATATGGATAAGTTCATTATAGCAATACAGTGGCTATTTGGAGTCATAGTATTTGGATTATATGGTGGCATTGAATTTGCACAGTCATGGGGCGATGTTCTTTTTAATGTAGTTAATATAGCAGCATATTCTACTGGGATTTATTTGCTACAAAAAGCCAAACGATTATGGCTATATAACAAGAAAATTAAGGAAATAAAAAGGAAGCAGCATGCAGCAATTAGACAGTTGGGAGTTACTACCATATCTAAATAAACGAAGGGATGATTTAAATAAGGCCCTTACGATTGCCAAAGAGCGAGGCATAGAGTTGGCGGCCGCAGAACGAAAATACCGGGTAGAGAAACGAAAGGCCATATTACTGGCAAAACATAACGGAGAAAAAGTATCTCTGATCATGGAATTGGTAAATGGAGATGAGATTATAAGCCAATTACGGTATGAACGTGATGTGGCTAAAACACTCTATGCCAGTGCAACAGAAGCTATTAATATATACAAACTTGATTGCAGACTGGTAGAAGCGCAGATTGCCAGAGATTGGGATAAAAATGCTTAAAAGGACACCGTTAAGAGCAAAAAAAAGAATGGTTTCAAAGAAACCATTAAGCAAGAAAAGTAGAAATAAAAAAAAGAATGATATGGAGTTGGAGAAAATCCGTCCTAAGGTGATAGAGCGAGACCATAGAAAATGTATTTTATGCGGAGCCCCTTATGAAGAGATCCATCATATCAAATATAGGTCAGCAGGAGGAAAAAATAACATAGAAAATCTATGTTGCTTATGCTGGCATTGCCATAGAATTAAAATTCACGCTGGATCACATCCAAGAGAATACAGAAAAGTTTTACAAACAATACTAAAAGAAAGGCATGGATATGAGTACTAAATGGTATGAGAAAGCACTAAATAATACATGCCCGGAATGTAAAAAAGCAATCAAGCATGCTGTAGTATGTCATAGACATAAACAGTTGATATGCATGGATTGCTGCAGTAATTGCCAATACCTAACAAAGTCTCAAGGTGATTGGCATTGTAATTTTGACAAAGAAAAATGACCGTGTCGGGAAACACGGCCATTAAAGTTATGTGATAACTAAAACCTTACATGTTTAGTATATCACGCATAGTAGGAAAAGTCTAGTAAAATAGCGGTTTGATAGCTATTTTGTGAGACTAGATAGATACATTAACAACTCAACATAAGGTGATAACTAAATGAGAAGAAGAACAACAATTAAATCTAAAAACATGATGGAAATATCTGATCATGTTACAGGAAATTCATACTATGGCAAACCGGGTAAGAAAGTGCGGAGTGAAAGAAAACAGGTAACGCCGGAAGTCATAAGAAAGAATAACCTTAGAATGGCGGAAAAGCAATTGCGGTTATTAATAGATATGAATTTCAAGGCAGATGATTATTATCTGACACTCACATTTAAGGATGAGGAGGATGAATCAGAAGCCAAAGATAAAATTAGGAAATTTTTCAGGAAGGTCCGGGAATTATTTCAGAAGGCAGAACAAACCTGTAAATACATTTACGTAATGGAAAAGCAAGGGCGCATACATTTCCATGCATTACTTTCAAGAGGTATTGAATTAACTACTCAATTATTAAAAAAGCTATGGCCACATGGCTATACAAAAATTGAGTACTACAGAGGTGAAGCCGAAGATGCTATAGGGCTAGCTAAATACTTCATGAAAGAGAGAAAATCTGACATTGATCATAAAGATGCGCAGATAAGAAAGAAATGGGTATCTAGTACTAATCTTGAAAAGCCAGAAGTAAAGAAAAAGATACTAAAGGCTACAGAGTGGCGTAAGGATATTAAAGTACCTAATGGATATTACTTAGATAAAGATAGTGTTTATGAAGGGGTAAATAATTATGGATTTCCATTTAGAACATATAGGCTAATTCGATTACCTGATTGGAGGGGAGAATATGAACAGAGAAAATCGACTAAGGCCCTGTCCGTTTTGCGGGAATAAACATATGAGGATTATGACAGGGATAAAAGTAGGGCTAAAACATCATATGGTGGCATGTGATAAATGTGGGGCCGTCACTCATTTTGAAGAGTGGCCAATGTACTTAGATTGTGAAAAGGCATGGAATAAAAGGGCGGATAATTAATGGAAAACAAATATAGTGGGATTGTATTTATTCCTAGAACAACTGGAGAAGCAATTATAAACGCATATGCAATGAATGCATGGAATGATACAGGAAAGTATATCTATTTTACAGAAGCAGGGATATCTGTAGGGGTACATACCACAGATGATGGAATATACACAAATTCATTTATGGATGTAGCTATATGTGCTGCATGGCTAAATGGAGAAATATCAGTTACTGAATTAGAAGAAGTAGATGACATCTATACAAATAGCATAAAGGAGAAAAAATGAACACGGTTAATTTAATGGGCAATTTAGCGAGAGACCCAGAAGTAAGATATACAAAGACTGGTAGAGCGGTAGCAACATTTACAGTAGCTGCAAGTAATACCTATATTGATGCTAATACAAAGGAAGCAAAGGAACAGACGTCATTTGTAAATTGTGTAGCATGGGGAACATTAGCAGAAGAAATAGGGACTTTGCGAAAGGGAAATAAATGTTTGGTACAAGGCAGAATTCAAACACGATCATATGAAACTCAAAATGGTGAAAAGCGATATGTAACAGAAGTGGTCGCAAGTTTTGTAGGGGCCACATTAAATGGTGGACATAATGAACCATCGAACTTTGATAACTTCAATGATGATGAACAAATACCCTTTTGATAAGGGCAATGCAGAGACATTGCCAATGGAAAAGAAACGAAATAAAGCCCTAGAAAGGGCAGAAAGGTTGATGCGGTAATGGCAAGACCAAAGGATATGTTTTTAAAGGCTAAAACATGTAAGCATGCAGTAAAGTTTACAGGAAATCAAGGATTGTTTGTAAGGACTACTTGTAAATGCCCTAATAAATTAATGTTGCCGGTGCCAGATAAAAGGGGAATTAGAGTAAAAATACCCTATATCATGGCTAAGAAATGCATAAATTGTAAGGGCTATATAGATGCTAGAAAAGTAAAGGAGAAAAGAAAATGAGGTATACAATAACAAAATTTAAAATGGAAAGTGGTAAATTTGATATTACTTATACGAAATACGTACAAGGGATGGATGAGCAGCATTCTTTGAAATCATATGAAAAGCCAAGACCAGAATTCAAAGAAGCACATGTCACAATGAAAGCATTGTTACTATCTAAGTTTGGTGCATTTAAATTCGCTCAAAACATGGTAGCCGTATCAGGGATTGAATTTAGATATGGTGGTAAAGATTTCTTCCCAGATGAAGTATCTGGCATTAAAGTAAAGGGATATCTACGCAACAAAGAAAGCGAAGTATGTGTATTTAGCACTAAATGGCTAGATGTTGATAAGGACTTAGCCGAAGACATTAATCTAGTTCTAGGTGAAATTGAAGCATACATTGAAGGAAAACGTGCGCAATCCAACCTATTTGATGAAGAACAACAAGCCGATGGTAATACTGACACCAGTGATGCGGAGATCATTGGTGAAGATGATGATTTAGATATGGATGATGCGGATGATATCTCACCATATGAAAATAGTCCATTTAATAGAGCAGCGAGGGGATTAAATTAATGAGCAAGAAGCTTATCTATGTTGCCCATCCTTATGGTGGGAAGAAAAGCAATAGAGAAAAGATAGATGTAATCATGAATGAATTAATATTTGCAGATACAGCCAATGATTATGTATCACCTATCCATAACTATGGATTTGTTTATTTAACAGGTGATGAATACCAAAAGGGGCTAGATATTTGCCTAGGCCTATTAGGGCATTGTGACATCCTAGTATTGTGCGATGGCTGGGAACAGAGTCGAGGATGTAAAGGTGAATATGAATATGCTTTAAAAAGGGGAGTGCCAGTATTTACAATAAATGAATGGAAAGAACAATTAAGGGGGAGTAAATAAATGTATACGGTAGTATTAATAGAATGCAATGGTAGCGATAACGTAGGACGCTATGGTTCGTATAAAACAATAAACGAGGCACGCAAGGCGAGAAATGAATTTGAAAAAGAGCAAAGAAAATTCATGCAAGGCCTAAGCGATGAACAATTTTCTAAATTTATTGAAGAAATGCCAGTTATTGTAAAGAATTATTCTCACATTATGAGCGTTTCATATATTTTGCAAAATTGCTGTGGGTAAACGAATGCTTAAATCGCCATGCAAAGGCTGTGAATACAGAATTGTAGGTTGTCATGCACAATGTGAGCCTTATGTAAAGTATTCGAACGGCTTAATTAATCAGAGAAAGGCTAGAGATAAGAGCGGCGATATATTGGGATATGTTAAGGATACCACCAATAGAGTGCGCCGATGATAAACCATTTAGAAAGCAATGTATATGGATTGGACGATGAAGTGCTGTTTAAATTAAATCCGATCACAGGGGAATATGAGGAGGATAAGAGTTATGCAAATGAAATGCCATAGGTGCGATAGATTATTCACACCAGTAGGTTTAGAAAAACATTGTCCTGATTGTATAGCAGGAAAGCCAATACCAAAGAAGAGAACAGTAGCTGAGGTAAGGGCAGAAATAAAAGCGAAGCGTGATGCGGAAGAAGCAAAGAAATATAAGTATGAACGGTACTGTATATGTTGTGGTAAGAAATTCTATACAAATAAAACAAACCGGGTAATATGCAGTGATTATGATTGTGAAGAGAAAATGCGTATAGAACGGTTGCAAACTAATAGAGCAAAATACAGAGCCAATACAAAACAGAAGAAGGGAAAATAATCAATGCTAAAGAAAGATAAAAGCAAATGGTGTTGGGTAGATGATGATAGAGCTGGATATCCATATGATACACGGATAGAAGCAATTGAAGATTTTTATAGTGATGATAGAAATGCAGAAGTAACAGAAGTTCATATAGGGCACCCAGAATATTTTGTACCAGAAATTGATGTTGAAAATATCATTGAACAACTACAGTATGATGCTACAGATGAGTTTTATGGGATTGGTGAACTTGCGGATGATTATTTAAGTAATGTAAAAGATGAACATAAGAAAGAATTAGAAATTAAATTAAATGCAGTGATACAAGAATGGGAGCGGCGACATGGGTATAATTTAACTACTTATGCTGCAGCGGGAATAGAAAAATTTCATAGAGTGAAACTAGAGCGGCTAAAATAATTAAAGGGAAATTAAGATATGACGGAAGAGGAAATGCAAAAGAAGTTAGGAAAGCATTTATTCTTAAAGAATATAATTATTCCTAATATAACAATGCATGGCGATGGGAAAGGGGAATATGAAGCAGATTTAATCTACTTCAATCTTAAAGCAAGAGTTATTACTGAAATAGAAATCAAGGTAAGCATTCAAGATTTCAGAGCAGATTTTAAGAAGAAAAGATACCATGATCATTTACATGTAAGCTATTTGTATTATGCAGTACCACAAGACCTGTATGAAGACCATAAGGATGAAATAGAAAGCCTATTAGGTGATGCGGGATTAATAGTGGTTAATATATCAAATAATAAAAGAGAAGATGCCAGATATATTAAAAGGGCAAAGAAGCGCAAAGATGTAAAGGCATTAAATGAAAGTGAAGTAATTAACTATTTAAGGATTGGTTGTATGAAGTGGGTGAACAGATGAAACTAAATAATGAATTCAAAAAATATATTGTAGATGTTTGTAATTATATTGACATTATGTTTTCTATCGTATTAGTTAGCGTGGTAATAAAAGGCATATTTTATACATTTACAAACAATGATTGGTTAATAGTCGGAATTGCAAGTGCAGGAGTATTATTCTGGCCAAACAAAAAATATATTGCTAAATGGTTACATGTAGATTGGAAGAATGATGGATACAATGAAATGCATTAATAACAATATAGCAGCCCAATTAAGAGGGGAAAAGATAAGAAATCTTAACTGGTATAAAGTAGCAAAACATATTGTAGAATATGGACCTAATATAATGGTATATGCTGGTATTAATGAAGACTGGGATAATACATGTGGGGCTATATATGATCATGGGGAAGTAATACATAATGATGCCTATGTAACGAGTACATGGGGAACACCAAGTATCTTTACATATGTAGAAGGAAAGAACAAAAAGATTGATGGTGGGGATGAATACTTTATATATGCAGATGAACATATACATGATTGGACAGAATCAGCATTGGAAATCGTACAAGGGAAATAGTACAAAGTGCTTGATGCGGGAGGTAGCCATTGACTGAGCAGGAATTAATAAGACAAATAACGACTATTGCGGCTAAAACAGCAATAGAAGAATATAGAAAAGAAATAAGTAGGAATGAAAAGGAAACGATAGATACTCTTAGACACAATACAATGAAGTTATTCAAACACTACAATAAGTTAAAGACTTATGTAGAGAATAGTATATCAGATTCCTCACAAGCTAAAGATTTATGGCTTGATAAATTATTAGGAGAAATGTTTGACGATGACAGTAAAGTGATGGTTAAGTCAATTATAAGAAGCAAGGAACAAACAGAACTCATGATGCGGCATATAGATAACATGATTGATATCTATGATGAGCGTTGCAAATGTCGTAGAGTGAATTATTGTGATTGTGTTAGACGGTATTATATTAACGGTGAACAATTGAAAGATATTGGTAACTCACTAAATCCTAATGTAGATGAGCGAACAGTACAACGCTATATCAAAAAAGGGTTAGAAGAGATGTCTATTCTGTTATGGGGATTAACAGGGATAAAAAGTAAATTGTCGTAAAAGTGTCGTGGACGTGTCGTAAAGATAAAGCTATAATGATAGTGTAAATAAATATGGAATGAAGAAGAAATAAAGGCACCCACAATAATTAGTGGGTGCTTTTTATGTGGAGATGCAAATGAAAAGAGCAAGGCATGAATGCAGGTATCCTGGATGTCATGAATTAACAACAGATAGATATTGTGAAAAGCATAAAGTTAAACAAGATAATACAAGACTATCTGCACATGCTAGAGGATATACCTCGAAATGGGATAAAGCTAGGAAAGTATTTCTTGCAGAACATCCAACATGTGAATGCGCTGAATGCAAGGCATCAGGCAATCCATTGGCAGCAAATGTAGTGGATCATATCATTCCTCATAGAGGAGATATGAAATTGTTTTGGGACAGAAACAACTGGCAAGCCATGAATAAACGCTGTCATGATAAGAAAACAGCAAGAGAGAATGGCGGCTTTGGTAATATGGTTAAACGATAATGATAAATAGTGAGAATACCCCCCTATTTAAAAATGTTTGAACCTTGAAAACCCAGACCGTGTGGCTCCTTTCTTCGTAAAAAGTTCGTGAAATAAACTATTTCTGAGAAACGAAAATTTTATAGGCAATGAAAAGAGGTGAAAAGTAGTGGGCCGAAATGCGAAACCTATAGATTTAATAATGGCTGATGGAAATAAACGACATTTAACAAAAGCCGAAATTGAACATAGAAAAAATACAGAAATACGTTTTGGAAATGATAAATTAGTATGTCCAAAACATATAAAAAATAACAAAAATGCGTATGCAAAATGGAAAGAATTAATACGCCTTTATAAAGATTTTAATTTTGTAGCATCCGGAGATGTTGGGATGCTAGGCCGCTACTGTATGGCCTATAGTGAATACCTGGATTTAATTGAACGAAGAGCGATAATAAACCAATTATCAATTAATATTGAAGAACATTATTATATTGAAAAAGAGTTGAAAGATGCAGAAGTTCCTGAAAAACGAATTGAGAAGATGATAGAGAAGTACGAATTTATCTTATCAATAGGTGGACTCATTGCACTTGATAAAGCAATCAATGCAAAGATGGATGCATTGGTTAAAATGGAAGATAGGTTATTCTTGAATCCATTGGCTAAAATTAAAAACGTACCTAAGAAACCACCAGAGGAAGAAAAAACAGAATTAGATCAGAATGGATTTGGTGATATATGACAATAAAGGAAGAGTTAATACAATATGCCAAAGACTGTATTAATGACACCAAGCATTGTTGCCAGAAACATAGATGGGCATGTGAAAGATTTCTGAGGGATATAAGCCGTGAAGGAACGGATGAATTTCCTTATATCTTTGATGATGCAAAAGCAGAGAGATTTTATAAATGGGCAAGTTTACATAAGCATACTAAAGGCGTTCTAGTAAATACGCCCATTATTTTTACACCAATACAGCGTTTTATATTTGGTAACATTTATGGATGGATTCATAAAGATACTGGGTATAGAAGATTTACCAAGGCGTATTGGCAAGTGGGAAGAAAAAATGCAAAATCTCAATCATTAGGTCTAGTTGGTGATTATGAATTAATGGCACTTGGTGAAGATAATTCAGAAGTTTATATAGGTGCGACTAAAACACTCCAGGCAAAAATCATTTACAATGAAGTATTGGCAATGCTAAAAAAATCAAGTGCATTGTTTAAAGGAAAGTGGAAAGAAGCATATAGTACGATTGTACATATTAAAAGTAATTCAATAATGCGTGCTTTGTCTAAAGATGATGGGAAAACTGGTGATGGCTTAAATCCGCAGTGTGGACTGATTGATGAATATCATGCACATCCAACAGATGAAATATTGGAAGTCATTAAAACAGGGATGATTGCACGGCGACAACCTTTATTATTTATTATTACAACAGCAGGTAATAATTTAGGGGGGCCTTGCTATAGAATTGAATATCCATTAGTAAGTAAAATCCTAAATCCGGATATTGAATTTGATATACCGGATTATTTTTGTATGGTTAATGAATTAGATCGAGATGAAGAAGGGAATCTGATTGATGACATAAACGATGAAGAGTGTTGGATAAAAGCCAATCCAATTGCAGCTACATATGAGGTAGGATTAAAGAATATCAGAAGTAATTATATGTCAGCGATAGAAAGCCCAGAAAAGATGGTGTCATTTATGACTAAGAATATGAATATATGGGTTAAACAATCAGCGCAGTCATATATTGATATGGCAAAATGGAAGGCACGAGGAAGATTAAATGAGGATTTTGAAAATGATTTAGGAATATCACTATATGGATATGATGCATATGTAGGTATCGACGTATCAAAAACAATTGACCTTACAGCTGCTGGGATAGTAATTCCAGTAGATATTAATAATAGTAAGAAGTTTATTATTTTAGCACATGGTTTTATACCAGAAGAAACAGTACAAACAAAAGAACGAACAGATAAAATCCCATATAGACTATGGAGTGAAAAAGGCTGGCTAACGATTACTCCAGGTGAAATTGTTGATTATCGATTTATGACTAGGTGGATTGAAGAAACATTAAATAAATATGGACTAAATATCAAAGATGTTTGTTATGATCCATATAATGCTACTCACTATACCCAAGAATTAGAATCAAATAAAGGATGGGGAATTGTAGAAATCAGACAAGGCATTATTACATTGTCAGAACCTACAAAGTCTTTCAGAGCAGAAACATATCAAGGCAATATATTGCACCCGATTAATGATTTATTAGATTGGGCAATTAGTAATGCTGTAACTAAAGTTGATGCTCAAGAAAATATTATGTTAGATAAGGCCAAAAGTACTGAACGTATTGACCCAATAGCAGCCGTAATAAATGCTTACACAAGGGCAAAAGTAGCGGCTGATGATGATTTAAGTATGTACATAATGAGTGATGAGTTTAGTCTATAGGAGTCGTAATGAAGTACATAAAAATAATAGGAAGTATAATTGATGACCTGCTATTTACAATAGGGGCCATCTTTTTTTGTATCGGCGGGTTCATGATTAATACAATCGTAGGAGTATATAGCGTAGCCATTGCCGCTTGTGTGTTGGGGTACATAATCGGAATGGCATATCATGCTGAAAGAAAAGGAACAAGGGATAGACCATATGGAGAATAGGAAAGGAGATAACAATTGATACTAAGGAAGTTCATTGAAAAAAGAGAAGGATTTATGCAGCCTAATCATGTTGATGCGGATTCAATCATTAATTTTCTGGGAACATCAACGAGAAAATACATGAAAGCAAATGATGTAATTAAAAACTCAAATGTATTTGCCTGTGTCAGTATATTGGCGGATGATTTAGCAAAATTACCTATTCATACATACTATGGAGATGGTGATAGAGAAAAAGGGATGAAACACCCGGTAGCGGAATTGCTATATACAAGGCCTAACCATTTAATGAGTGCTTTTACATTAAAGCAAACATTGCAGATGCATGTGGGGCTGTACGGAAATGCCTTTGCTTTTATTGATTGGGGAAACAATGGTTTTCCAAAAGCAATATGGCCATTAGAACCATCATCTACTGTTCCATACTTAGATTTAAAAACAGGGGTCCTGACATATCAAACACAAACGCTGCAAGGGGAAACCATTTCATTGAAGCCATCAGATGTATTGCATTTTAAGACAATGGCAAGGGATGGCATTGTAGGTAAGGCACCATGGAAAACATTGGTTGATGAATTGCGTGGACAGAATGCCACAAAAGAATTTATCAGCAATTTCTATAAGAATGGAACGTTGGCATCCGGTGTGCTGCAAACGGATTCAAAAATCAATCAGGAAGCGAAGGATAAATTAAGGGCGGACTTTGCTAGTCGATACGCAAGCCCGGATAATGCAGGGAAAACAGTTGTATTGGATATGGGGTTAAAATATCAGACTATAGGGATGCAGCTTGATCAAGCGCAATTTATTGAAACGCAAAAATTCGGAATTAATGAGGTGGCAAAAGTATACCGGGTACCACCACATAAATTAGCACAACTGGATAGAGCAACCTATGCAAATGCGGAAGCAATGGGGCTTGAATATATCAAGTCAACACTGCTTCCTATTTTTATGCAATGGGAACAGGAACTGAATTACAAACTGTTCACTAAAGCTGAAAGACAAAATTATTATATGAAGTTTAATGCTGATGCGGAACTTCGTGGGGATAGTAAATCACGGGCGGAATATTACACAAAGATGATTCAAACAGGTGTATATACGCTTAACGAAGTACGAGCCATGGAAGAGCAGACACCAATAGATGATGGCATGGGTGATAAGCACTTTGTATCTCTGAATTATACGACTACCGATAATTTGGAGCAGTTACAACTGGCAAAAATTAAAGCCGGTGAGGATTTAGCAGTGAAAGGAGGTGAGGGGAATGGACAAGGAACGGCGGACACTTCAAACAAAAATAGAGATCCGGAAGGTGGAGAATGACAACGGTGAGTTGCCATACATTGAAGGATATGCATTGAAGTTTGGAACGAGATCGGAAAACATGGGTGGCTTTGTTGAAATGTTATCTAAAAACTGTTTGGACAACACTGATATGAGCAATGTGGTTGCGTTATATAACCATGATGAAAGTTATCCATTGGCACGTAATACAGTGCCATCAGGGGCGGGGTCATTAGAACTCAAAGTAGATGGTAATGGCCTATATTTTAGACTGACACCAACGGACACCACATATGCAAAAGATTTAATTACAAACCTTGATGCGGGCGTTGTAGGGCAATGCTCATTTGCATTTACATTAGCGCCAAGTGGGTCTGAATGGATATGGGATGAAGATGATAACGTGTACATTCGGACAATCACAGCGATTAAACGCTTATGGGATGTTTCGATTGTTACGACACCGGCATATCCGGATACAGAAGCTGACACGGCTAAACGTGATTTGGAAGAGTTTAAGAAAGCTCAACAGAATGAACTTAATGAAGTTCGTAAACGTAAATTGGCAATTGAATTGGAATTATTGGAGGTATAACCATGAACGAAAAAGAACGTCAATTACGCCAGAAGATGATGGCAAAAACAGAAGAAATCCGCAATCTGAATGATGAAGGTAAGTTAGATGATGCGGAACATGCGCTAGAAGAATTGCGCAGACTGAAACGTGAACTTGATGTGGAAGTGGCATTGAGTGAAAACAATGTAGAGGATATTGTACCGGCCGCAGTGCGTAGTAACAATAACAAAAGTTCGGACATTGATGTGAATCAAGTAATGGCACGGGCATTGCGTGGTAGTGCATTATCTAAAGAAGAAATGGAAGTAATGGTACGTGCATCCACATTGAATGAAGGAACAGGTAATGAAGGTGGTTATATCATACCAAAAGATGTACAGACAACCATCAATGAATTTAAACGCACATTGAATCCGTTGGATGAGCTGGTACGGATTGAAAAGGTTTCTACCATGAGTGGTGAACGAACTTATGAAAAGATTTCTCAAATGACACCATTCCCGAATGTAGCTGAATTAGCAAAAATTGGAAAACTGCCAACACCTGAATTTAATCGTGTTTCCTATAAAGTTCAGAAGTTCGCAGGGATTTTGCCAATCTCTGCTGAACTGTTGGCGGATACAGACCAGAATCTGTTAAATTACCTGTATAATTGGTTGGCTAAAAAAGATACAGTTACACGTAATGCAGAAATCATCAAATTGCTTAATACATTAACTAAAAAACCGGTAACCAATATTGACGGAGTTAAGGATATCTTAAATGTTGATTTAGATCCGGCAATTGGGCTGACTTCGGTTATTTTAACAAATCAGGACGGGTTTAATGTTCTGGATAAGTTGAAAGATACAGAAGGCAGATATCTGTTGCAACCGAATCCATTAAATCCAACTGAAAAAATGTTGAGTGGCCGAATTGTAAAAGTTGCAAGCAATAAATACCTGCCTACAGATACAAGCGGTAGCGGTAAAAATGCACCGATTATCATTGGGAATTTGGAAGAAACCATCACGCTGTTTGACCGTGAAGCAATGTCTTTATTGGGAACAAACATTGGTGGGGATGCTTTTGAAACTGATGGATATAACATCCGTGGCACTCTTCGCTTTGATACCGAGCTGGTAGACAATGAAGCAGCTGTATTTGGTCAATTGAAATTGGCATAAGGTAATTATTATGCAAAAGTTACTGGATGATGTAAAAGAATATTTACGGGTAGACAGTAATGATGAAAATACAGTAATTGAAAATTATATTGAAGCAGCAAAAACATATATAGAGAACGGCACAGGAAAAGCATTTGATGAAAAAAATAGTCAAATGCTTTTAGTCGTTAAGATGTTATGTGGGCATTGGTATGATAACCGAAATGTAGTAGGCGGTGGTGGTGAACTACCGTTTACTATTACTTCATTATTACTGCAAATTGAACATAAGAAAGAGGGGTAAAAATGAAAGTAAGAGTATTACATCCAACAATCATTGATAGCCAATGGCTTCAAATTGATGACGTAGTAGAAATAGAAAATGAAAAAGCGCAACCATATGTAGAAACAGGTCTAATTGAAGTTATTGATGATGCGGAAATTAATCCACCAAATGCTAAAACTGGTGGTGAAGAAAATTCACCAGAAGGAAATCCAAATCCACCAAATGAGGATAATGATGGTGATGAAAATCCACCAGACGAAGATGGGGGTAAAGATTCCAAGTCCGGAAAAGGTAAATAATCATGTTACGGATTGGATCTATGAAGAACCGTATAGAAATATTACGGCAGACCATAGAGCCGGATGGACAAGGTGGGTTTAAAAAAGAAAAACCACGTAGAATTGCCACGGTATGGGCCGCTATTTTAAAACCAAGATTTTGGGATGGTGATAGTGGGAAAGGCCCTACTACAGCAATTACACAAGGTATACAGATACGACCGTTAAAAGCAATTGATACTGATTGTATTATTAGGTACCGTAATACAAATTATGAAATATTAGACATAGAGTATAATACGGATTCTTATATATTGACATGTCAGGCAATCAAGAAACGGTAGGTAACTATGGCATTTGTAAAAGCTGATATATCTAATGCTACTTATAAGGCAATGCGAGATATTCACAATTATAATTCTGAAACACAAGAACGAATTAAAGAAGTAACAAGGAATAAAACGCATGAAGTATTAACTGTAGCAATTCAATTGGCACCTTATAGAACTGGTAAATTTAAAGGGACACTAAGGGAAGAAATTAAAACACATAGTCAAGGTATTTATGGACGGGTATTCACAAATTCACCGGTAGCACACTTAATTGAATTTGGCACAAAGGGGCATGTAGTAATGCCCAAAAAGAAAAAAGCATTAGCACCAGGAGCAGCCGGCTGGTTTATGACTAATGCTACAATTCCTGCAATATCTGCAAAGCCATTTATGAAACCAGCTATGGATAAGGTTCGTCCAACGATTGAAGGTGCAATTAAGGTGGCAATAAAGAAATGAAGATAAAAACTATTCCATTTAATGCTGTACAAAAAGCATTTTATAAATTGCTGTCAGAAGGACAGACGGCTCCTGTATATGATCGTATCCCTGCAGGGGATGAAGAAATGCCGTATATTTGGTTGGGTGAGTTTCATGGTGTACCTGTAGAGGATAATAAAACACATACGGTACATAGAATTAGCCAGCAAATAGATATATGGAGTAATCAACCTGGTAAGAAAGAGGTTAATGAAATTCTAAATGATGTAGCTACATTAGTTAGACATTACCAATTACCACTTGAAGGGTTTAAACAGGTCGGTGATGCCCATATATCTTTATATCAGGCAATAGGGGAACGATACGAAGATAAGACTAGTGCTTATCATGGGATCATGATGATTGAGTACACAATTGAAGAAATTGATTAGGAGGTAATTAATATGGCATTAACACAAGAGCAAATTACAGCACTACCAGTGGCACCTAGTGATACAAAGGCGGTAGCTGGTAAAGATACGTTATTGTATATTGCATCTAAACAAACACCATTAACATGGTTATTGGTTGGTGGTCAAAAGAACTCACCACTTAAAGAACAGGCAGACTCCTTGGATGGTTCTGATAAATCTAGTGGTGGTTGGAAAAAAGGCATCCCTGGTATGAAGTCATGGAGCATCGAATATGATGGTCTATACGTGTTAAATGACAATGCAGTGGATATCTTGCGCTATTCATTCCGTGAAGGTAAAGCCGTGTATGTACGTGTAGAATATCCGGACGGTTCTTACAAACAAGGTTGGGCGAATACAACATCTTTTGAAGATAATAACGCTTCTGATGTAATTCAAACATTAAAGGTATCCTTAACAGGGTATGGCGCAATTAGCGATTTGATTGCGATTGGTGAAGTTAAAATTACATCTCCTACAGCTGCATTCTCTAAAGCATCTGCAGCAGATAAAACTGTAGCAGTAACACCTACAGATATTACAATTCGTACTGTAACCGATGATACTGGTACTGTATTGGTATTCGGAAAGGACTACGAATTTGCAGAAGGTACATTAACTTTGAAAAAGGAATACCTCAAAAATATGACAGTAGGTAACCATGTACTTGAAGCAAAATTTGCAGCAAAGACAATTCCTATCACAGTAAATGTAACAGCATAATTTTGTAAAACAAAGGGCGGGTTTTATCCCGCCCTATTTTATATAAGGAGATAAAAATGAAAGAACAAACTACATTGACCGTCAATGGGGAAAAATATGAATTATTGTATACACTTGGTATTATGCGTCAGATTGAACGAACATTAGGATGTTCTTTGATTTCAATCCTAACAAGATTTGATGGCAATGCACAGGAACGAGTAGGCATTGATTTCATTATGGCAAACTTACAATATGCGGTAGTTGGTGGTTTATCGGAAGATAAAGCATATGATCTAATCGATAAATATTGTGAAGGTGAAGGTACATTGGATACGTTGGCAGGGTTCCTAATGATGGCATTATATAATACTGGTTTTTTTATCCCAAAGCTACAAGAAGAAGTGGAAGCACAGGTGGAGGAACAGAAAAAGAAGTAGCCTCCATTGAAGAATGGATTAGAACTGTAGAACCAATTGCATATGGACCATTACATCTATTGCCTGATGCTCTTGAAAATCTAACTATGAAAGAGTTCTATTTATTACTTGATGGTCATTATGCCCGTAAAAAAGAAGAGGACTATAAGCAAGCATATTTCACATACTGGATGCTTGCTCCAAACTTAGGGAGAGAAAGCAAAATTACAGTAGATGATATTTTCAATCCATTACATCAAGATATGTCAAAAGATAAGAAAAGTGAGAAAGAGGAGTTATTACGTACATTTAATTTATAAAGAAAGGAGGTGGAATGATGGGAACAACCATAGCAGATTTAGAGGTTAGGATAGGTGCGGATAGTAATCAGTTTAAACAAGAACTACAGAAGGTAGAAACGCAGGTAGGGAAAGCATTTAATGTAAATCCTATTAATGAATTTTCTACAAGTGTAGATAGCGTAACAGGTCGTGTAGGTAGTTTGGTTAGCAAGTTTACAGCTATAGCGGGAATTATGGCCGGAGGATTTGGACTAACATCCATGATTGAAGGGTCTGTGAAAGCTGGTGAAGCAGTTTACCAATTATCTCAACGCTACCAAATCACAACTAAAGAAGCATCTGAAATGAACCGAATTCTAAAGATTACAGGTTCTGATGCGGATACAGCAGCTAAAACAATTATGCGATTGGATAAAGCGTTATCAGGAAATAGTAATGAAGGTAAGAAAGCGCAAGAAACATTAAAACTATTTGGTGTTTCATTAACTGATGCTAATGGTAAGATGTTACCAATGAATCAACAATTGGCGGAGTTAGCAAAAGGGTATAAAGCGGCTGCTGATGCGGGATATGGGCAGGAATATGTGATGAATACCCTTGGTGTTCGTGGACTTGCTTTAATTTCTGTATTGCAGAATTACAATGAAGCGGCGGAAGTTGCTAGTAAAGTCAAAGGAATTGGTCTAAATCCAGAAGAAATGCATAAAGCATCTCTTCAATTGAAAGAGATGGAATTGCAGTTTGGACAACTTAAACTAGCAAGCGGCGCAGCTATTACACCATTAGTAATGGAATTATTACCACAATTACTACCGTATTTGCAAGAATCGGCAGTATGGATAAATAAAAATAAAAATGAGATTGCAAGCACGGCTAAAACATTAGTTCAGATTGTAGCATTGTATGAAAGTATTAAGATTGCTAAAAAAGCAGCGGCGGCAGTTAATGCAGTAGTATCAACTGTGAAAAATTCGCAAAGCCCAATGGGATTAGATACAGCTGAATTAACAAGAGCGCAAGAAGCACAGATTAATAAAGCACTTAGAGATAATGAACGTGTATATGCACAAATGCGAAGAGAAGCGATTAAAACAGCTAATCAACAAAAGTTATCTGCAGAAGAAACGAGTGCATTTTTAGCGCAGGAATTTAGCAAGATTAGTATCAAAGCAACGCAATCAGCAGAGCAAATTCGAGCGGCTATGACTCTTGGCTTTCAAAGCGTACGGGCAGAAGCGGCAGAAAGTTCAATTGCAGTTAATAGATCCATATTATCTACAGGAGTAGCGGCAGAAGAATCAGCAAATCTACATGTAGCAGCTAATGTTCGAAAAGTAGAAAGTGATATGGCTGTAGTAGCTAGTCAAGGTAAAGTAGGTGTAGCTGCAACAGTTGCAGGAACAAAAGCCGTAGAAGCTAGTGCAACAGCAACAGCAGCGGCAACAGCAAATATTGAAAAGAATGCAGTATTAGCAGCAAGCTATGAAGGTGTCGGTGTAAGAGCCACAACGGCAGGAGCGGTAGCAGTAAGTGCAGCAGGCAGAGCTATGGGAGCTGTTACAACATTAACACGAGCAGTGTGGGCACTTGCTGGTGGATGGTTAGGTGTAGCGGCAGCCGTAGGATTTGCACTATATTCTATGGGACAAGCCAATAAAGCAGAAGCAGAATTTCAACACGCGAATGAAGTAACCTTGATGGATAAGGGAAAGAAATATCATCTTGCTAAAAATAGAGATGGTAAAGTTGTTTTTGCCAATGATAGTGCCGGTTATGTAGAAGTACCTGAGCGATTAAGGAATAAATATGAATCTTATGTATCAGCACAAAAAAAGGCTAGTGCAGATGCGGCATTAGGTGAGATTAAAGCAGAACAAGCTAAAATGCAAGCTGAGTTAGCTACACAAATGCAAAGCATATCGAATATTGGAGATTCTATAAGTAAAACATCTACCACTACGACTCATAAAGATACTTCAAGTGCAGCAGAAACTGTTAGGTTCATGATTAATCAAGGTATTGATCCACGTATAGCATTTGGTATGGCTGGTGGAAATATGCTTGAATCAGGCGGAAATACAAAGAACTTAAATGCAAAGGCTGTAAATCCCAATGGGGGCGCATTCGGTATTCAACAATGGTTGTTAGATAGAAAAGAAGACTTATTTAACTTTGCAAAACAGAATCATTCAGATCCATATGATATTCACACGCAACAAGCGTTTCAGGTATATGAAATGCTATATGGGAAAGAAAAGGATAATTATAATAAGGCATTAGCAGAACTTGGAAATAGTCAAGATGTAGGATTAGCGGCTAAGTTAGTTGACAAATGGATAACACGCTCAGAAGGAACGGAAGATATTAGGTCTCAAAAGGCAGCCAATGCACAATTACTTTATAAAGATATGAAGGGTGAAGGGGGCCTTACTGGAGCTGATATATTACGCCGTCAAAAATCAATTGATGATGCTAAAAAAGATTTAAAGAATTTAGAAGGTGAATTAAAGCAAAGTATCACCGGAGAAATTGGTACATCATATGAAAGTGAAATCCAAAAGATTGAGGAGGATGTACGGAAAAAATCAGAAGCAATCAAGAAGATTAAAGATGTTAGTGATACGATTGATACCTCAAATGCGGAAAAGTTACTAAATCAGTTTAAAACTGTTGAAGTAGATAAAGTAAATAAAAAGCTACAGGAGCAACGGGATAAATTAAAACTGGATACAGCCAAAACTAATGCAGAAATCTTAGGAAACTATAAAGATTTAGCTGAACAACAGTTTATTGTATCTAAAAGTGAACTAGATAGAGAGCGAGAGGAACGCTTAAAATCAGTTGCAAAACAAAAGGATGATGCGGAAGCTAAAGCACAGGTTGAGGAATGGTACACAGCTAAATATAAAGCCTTAGTAACAGAACGTGAAACTGCAGAACGTGAGTCATATGATAAAGCTGTTAAATTAGCAATTAGCCGACATGATACAAATAGACTCCAACAATTAACAAGTTCAAAAGATGCAAAGCAATATAGGGATTGGGAAGGCGATACCGCCAAACTACAGACATTCTATAAGCTTTGGGAACAAGGTAATATGTCAATGTCAGCTGCTACAGCAGAAGCGGCTGAATCATTTGCTAGTGGATTATCTTCTATCTTTTCAAATCTAGCAACAGATATTACAAGCGTAAAAGATTTAACTCAAAATATGGGTAAATTAATTCTTAGTACAGTAGTAAATATCATTGCTAAGATAGCGGCTGCAAGATTAGCAGCAGCATTGTTAGGACAGTCATTGGGAGTAAGGGCGCCAAGTAGTGCTAGTGGTGGTAATGTACAAAAATTAACAATGCAAGGGTTTGTAAACAGTGCCATTGCTAGAATGCCTAATATTCCTACATATAAGTTTGCAAGTGGTGGTGTAATTACTGCTCCAATAATGTCACTAATGGGGGAAGGTAAAGATAATGAGGCTGTATTACCTTTAAACCAAAATACATTTGCTAGTCTTGGGCGTAATATTGCGAATACCATAGGCGGAGGACCGGTTATGGTGAATGTAAATAATTACACCAATAGCAAGGTTACGGTTACGGAAGAGACATCAAATGGTGATATGAAAACACAAATTGTGAATATTGTGATTGAAGAAATCGCTAGTAACCGAAATGGAAGCCAAGATATTTTGAAACAATTAATAGGAGGTAGGCGATAATGTATGTGTTTCCTACAGATATTCCGGAGCCGGTTATTCCGGCCGCATCGAATTCCGGAAGTACTTATACGGAAGTACTAACAGATAGTACAATCACATCCACTACGGATGCCAACTATAAAATAACACGGCCAAGAACTACAAGGGTGATTGGAAGCTGGACATATACATGGCTAGGACTTAGCGATGAAAACTATGAAAAGTTAAAAGCATTCTGGAAGAAAGTTAGAACATCTGAGGAGTTTGAGTTTAAAAACTATACGGATGGGAAAACATACAGATGTAGATTTGTAGATAAGTTTAGTTTCCGATTAGATTATCCAATTGGGTGGTATGGATCATTACAATTTGAGGAGGTGTAACAAATGCTAAGATGGCCTGCTACGGCAATTATTGAAAAGAATAAATTAGCAAGTGATGCCCCTTTCTTGGTATTGGTTAAAATGGTCCATTCAGAATTAACAGAGCCAATATGCTTGGTTAGAAATACAGAAAGTATTACATGGGATGGGCAAGAATGGCAAGCATATCCTATGAATTTTGACATCAATACAATTGATGGGCAAACAGAACCTAAGTTAAGTTGGACTGTGTCTAACTGTGCAGGAACATTGCAACAGTATATACAAAAATTCAAAGGGTTCACGGATGCTGAAGTAACAATATATGTTGTACATGCGAATATGCTAGACAATACAGAGCCGTTACAAGCTTTTGAATTTACTGTTACAACGACTCAATACGATGAGGAGTGGGTAACATTTATACTAGGGGCATCACCAGAAACAGTAGTTAAATTTCCAACCCATATTTATATGGCGCATTATTGTCCGTATAGATTTAAGTCGGTTAGATGTGGATATGCAGGAGGTAAAGAGCCATGCAATAATACATTGGAAACATGTAGAATCCCATCACGATTTGGAGGAGAGGAAGGTATGAATGGAAACAATGTTTAATTATGATGATCTAATAGGCATTCCATTTGTAGATGGGGGCCGAGATATAACAGGATTAGATTGTTGGGGCCTTGCGTTGGAATTATTTAAACGACAAGGCTATATTATTCATGATTATTCTATATCTTCGGAAGAGGCACATGTAATATCAGATACTATGCAACATGATTTAAATGAGATGTGGCAAAAAATAGAAGAGCCTAAAATAGGATGCTTGGTGATTATTCGACTAGCAGAAAATGAATGGGCGAACCATTGCGGCGTTTATATTGGCAATGGTCATTTTATTCATGCATATTGTCATGAGACAGGTGTAGTAATTGATAGAGTTCGTAAATGGAAGTCAAGAATACTAGGTTTCTATATTCCAACAGAAAGGGCATTATATAATGATTGAAATTGTTGAAATAAAGAATCCGTTTGAACCGAATAAAAAGGAACGAAAAAAGGTAGAGTGTACAGATGGTACACTTTATTCTTATTTAGATCCAATAGATAAAGATGTGTATCTAAATGGAATACTTGTATTGGACCCTGTAAATTGTTTTCCACAAGATGGAAATCAAATTGTAGTAACCCCACATATTGGTAAAAGTATAAAAGGGATACTTGGCATGGTGGCCATGTTAGCATTAGCAGTATATGCACCTGTATTGGCTGCAAAGTGGCTACCTGCAACAGCTAGTAAATTAGCAATCGGACTAATGACAGGGGCCATTACAATGGTTGGCGGTAAGCTGATAAATAGTATGCTCCGGTTAAATCAGATAGGTAGTACATCAGAAAATTCACAAAGTACATCTTATGGATGGTCATTGCCAAGCGTACAGACATATGAAGGTGGTGTGATTGCAGAAACATATGGTGAATGCATCCCAACACCTCAATTATTAATGTGTCATGTAGAAACCACAAATACAGATGATCAAGATAAAAATGTTCAATATTTAAATCTTTTGTATTGTGGCGGATGGGGTCCTGTGGATAGTATTAGTAATATTCGTATTGGGACAACTCCTATAGAAAACTTCACAGATGTTCAAATTGAAACAAGGTTAGGCGAAAACAATCAAGAGCCGATATCATTCTTTCCAACTACTGTACTAGATCAATCAATAGGTCTTGAGTGTGCTGAAAATAAACCACTAATCAGAACAACAGATACTAAGAAAGCTAAGAAGTTAGAAGTAACAGTTGAATTCCCTAATGGATTATACAAGGTAAATGATAGCGGCGATTATGATAAGAATACAGCCGAGTTTCAAATTATGTATAGAAAAACTGGCACAACGGAATGGAAAGACTTTGGCGGTGATGATAGTAATCACATTGTTAAATCAAACGGAAGACTATCAAATATAGTTACAAATGTAAAATCAATAGGTAGTGCAGCACCATTAGAGGTATGGACATTAGTAGCAAAAAAGGATAAAGATACTCTAAGTGTAACAGGTAGTATAAGTGGCAAGAAAAAAGAAGCTAAGTATGGCGAGCATTATGATAATGGCATAATATCCTTTGACTTAAAGAAACGAGAAATCTTTATGAAAAAAGAGGGAACCATAACCATTACTGTTCAGAAGTCTACGTTTAGCCTTACAAAAGCAACTAGCCAAGCTGTGCGTAGATCATATCAATTTGAAATGCCTGAGGCAGGACAATATGATATTAAGGTTGTAGGTACTAAGTTACCAACGACAACAAGAGCAACAGCTTATATGACATGGTCAACGCTATCAAGCTTTATTATGGATAGTGCATATAGTAGACCAGGTAAGGTGTTAATTGGATTACGCATTAAGGCAACTAACCAACTATCCGGAGGTATTCCAAATGTCAACTGGAGACAAATTAGAAATACAGTACATGTATTTGATTGGGATACAGGAACATATGTTGAAAAAGATGCAAAGAACCCAATATGGGCTGCATATGATATGTTACATAACTGTAAGCGTTTGTATAACATCAATACAAATGTTGAAGAATATGTAGTTGAAGGTGTACCGGCTAACAATTTCAAACAGTATTGGGATGAATGGAAAAGTGCGGCGGCTTATGCAGATGAAGAAGTATCTATGATTAGTGGAGAAAAAGAACGAAGGTTCAGATTTGATGCGGTCATGGATACGACACAGACAAGATGGGAAGCGGCACAAAAGGCAGCAACATCCGGACGAGCTACAATATTAAGGCATGGGACACAATATGGAATAGTGGTGGATAGACCAAGTAATATTGTACAGGTGTTTGGAGAGGGGCAAATAGTAAAGTCATCTTTTAAAGGCGAATATTCATCTAGGGACGATAGGGCCCGCTCAGTAGAAATTACGTACAATGATACAGATAATGACTACAAAAATACTGTATTTATGGTGCGAAGTCCAAACTATGCAAACAATTTAAGGAAGAATGATAATACGGCTAAATTATCATTGTTTGGTGTAACAAGACGTTCACAAGCATACAGAGAAGGAATGTATCTAATGGCCACAAATGAGCGACAGTTACAGACTGTTACATTTGGTACAGATATAGGCGGTATGGTGTGTGAATATGGTGATGTTATAGGCATCAATCATGCGGTTCCTCAATTCGGAGATGCTAGCGGCCGAATTGTAAAAGCAGAAGGCAATACAGTCGTATTGGATAAATTTGTTGTATTGAAACCGAATAAAAATCATAGCATTATGATTCGGTTAGAAGATGACAGTATTATTACAAAGCAAATCCAAGCAGTAACAGAGGAAACGAATACAGATACAATTACTGTAATTGGTGAATTCTCACAACAAGAATTACCTAAACGATATGATCCATATATGCTCGGTGAAGCAAATAAGGAAGTCAAACCATTTAGGATTACAAAAATTACAAAGAATGGTGATAATCAGGTAACAATAACAGCTACAGAATATGATGCGGCTGTATATGAACTTGATTATAGCCGATATCCTGTAATTGATTATGCCAAGGTAGAAAAAGAATTATCGGTAAAGGATATTAAGTTAACTAAGATTGTAAATACGTTAAAAGATGGAACTGTATTATGTGATATCAAGGTTGATTGGGTGTTACCAATTAGTAATCAGTGCAAACAAATACAGGTATATTACAAGCGTACAAACGAAGAAACATATACTTTACTAAATACATTCAGTGGCAACGAAACATCAGCAGTCATTAGATCAGTACTTACAACACAAAATTATGTGGTTCGTATTATATGTTTAAATGATTTAGGAATTGCAGGTCCTGGCATAGAAAAGACCATATATATTGCTGGAAAGGAAACAGCACCAGCAATGGTAAAACAATTTACGGTAGTACAGGATTCTATAAATAGTAGCATACTACATTTACAATGGGCGCCAAATCAAGAGCCGGATATATATGGATACCGTTTATATGATGATGCCGGAAAGGAACTTGTAAATTATATAGGGGCCACAAATTATACGTTCTTTGCAACAGAAAGCAAGACATATACATTTGGGATTAAAGCCATTAATACGTCTGGGATTGAATCTGAAACTGCTACAAAGGTAAGTATTCAAATCACAATTACAGAGGGAAGTATAGCAGTTCCTGATAAAGTTAATTCAGCAAGTATTGAATTAACAAAAGAAGGGGTATTAATTGAATGGACTCCAATCATAAATACTTATATTGATTTCTATGAAGTCAGAAGTAATAGTAATACAGGTGATTTACAAGGCTTGATTGTAAAATCAAATTCTATTAGAGAGATAATACAACTTAAAAATAGAAAAGGAGACCTATTAATTTATGGACATAATCCGGTAAAAGGATATGGGCCAGGGTTAAATGTATCCTATGATTTCCAAAAGCTAGAAGCACCAATAGTAACATCTGTAAATATGGTCAAAGGATTTGCCTTATTAGTATCAAATATGCCAAGTACTGCTAATAGTATTCGGTTTTATATTGTAGGTTCTGCAAAGACAGATATTCTTAATTCCACAGGGAATACAATAACTTACACTGGTGATGCGGATATTTATCGTGTAAAGGCGGCATTTATTGATGCTATAGGTGAAGGAATTGAATCCGATGAATTATTAGTCACTGTATCGGCAACAATAGATCCAGCGTTATTAGATAAAGAAAGTTTAGGGCTAAAAGAATTTGATAAACGAGTTAACGAACTCAGTGCAGAATTTAATAAAGTATCTAAGGAATATAGTACTAAAGTTGAAAACTTGAACAGAGATGTAGAATCTCGTATAACTCAACTCGACAATGGTATCGAACTTAAAGTCACAAAAGGTCTTAAAGCATTAGATGGGAATGCAATTTTGTCAAGAATAAACCTTTATGAGGGCGGCGTTAAGATTGAGGGTAAATTAATTCATATTACTGGTGATACTCTTATAGATGGAAATATCATCACAAATAGGATGATACAGGCGAACTCAATAACTGCTGATAAATTGAAAGTGGATAGTTTGTCTGCTCTATCTGCATATATCGGCGGCACACTTCGAGGTGGCAAGCTAATTGGCACAGAAATCCAAAATGAAAACGGGTCATTTAAAGTTGACTCAAATGGTAACATTACGGGTTCCCATATCAATGGCGGATTAATTACCGGCGCAACAATTCGAGGTGTTAACATTGAGGGCCAGTCTATATACAATGCTGGATACAAGGTCAAGAGCCTTGATGTGAGAACGTATGAAGTTGCTCATGGGGATTATACGCCAATACCTGACGGGTATAGTGAGGGTCAATGCGTATTTGTGCCGATTTCGTACAAAATAATTAGTAATGGTAAAGTTGGTAGGCGAGAGGGCCCAAATCTTGATTATTACGAAAGTAATTCGCCTAATTTTCCTATATATACTTCCGATGGAAGTAAGGTTGGGTTAATGGGCACTCGTAGAGCATACGCTGCTAGGACATTTTCTAATGACACAACAAGAAATTTAAAGACAGGGTGGATATATGTATTGGTAATTGCTAGACAATAATAAACGGGGGTGCGTATATGAAGGAATATGATTTTGATTTACATGTAGGTCAAGACTATGGATTGACCTACATTATCGAAGGTGGTGAGTCCTATGATGGATACACAGCCGTTATGAAAATTAGGCGAAAGCCAGACACAAATGAGGTGTTGGCTATTAATGGTGTGATAGAGGGCGACCGCATCACATTCCATATTAATGGCAATGACACAGTTAGTAAGGTAGATGCTAAAGGAATACACCAATATGATGCGTTCCTTTATAACGATAATCGCAGCATAAAATTAGGGTTTGGCGAAGTCAATATCATCCAGGATATTGCACGTCATTAATGAAAGGGGATTATATCATGGCAGAAGAGCTAAATATTAATATAAAAGGTCTTAATTTACCACCAATTAAATTGGAGGGTGCGGCAGGTAAAAGCGCCTATGAATTATGGCTAGAATCCGGAAATTCCGGTACACGTGAGGACTTCTTAAATAGTTTAAAAGGACAAGATGGCCGTAATGGTAATGATGGATTACCAGGAAAAGATGCATCTGCACAAGGTTCATATGAAATGCTAATGGGGCTGAACGTGTATTGTGAGAACAGTACACCGGATGAAGTGCTAAAAGGTCTTATTCGTGGCTTAGGTGATGTTATTAAAAAGCCATTTAAGCCACTTGATTTTGATAGACCTCAAAAGGGACAGTCCTATATCAACGTATACGGCACGCCGCATTTTAAAGTAGCAATACTGGGTAAAGGTGCTGCATTTGGTGTAAGTATTGGTGATGATGGTAATGGTCGATTAGACCTAGATAGTCCATTCGGTGGTAGCGATATTGAACTTGAATATTTCAATATGCTAGGCAATATCGTAGGTACGTATCGTGTATCCGGATATGGTGATGTCAAAACAGAATTATCCGCAGGTGATATTACTGATACCATTGTTGAGGAAATCAACTATCCGGAAGTAATTACTGTTAATGATAACGCACTTGCAAATGTCCTCGGTGTGAAACGGTTGATTTTACCTAAAGTTAGAAATGTTAGGGAAAATGCATTTAATACCGGCTGGAATCTAGAGTTAATAAAAATGCCAAGATATGTTTTCAATTCTAATTCTCCATTGAAGCATTTAACCGTATTAGCACCCGGAGCAAATATTTATTTATCTGAAGAGTCAGACCCTAATGCAATTTGGGCATGGTATGATAATCAACGGTCTGCCGGCATGACATTCTATAATAGCGATGGCACTAAAAAAGTTGACATAAATGCTAGAACTTGGGTACCGGTTCAATAAGGAGGTAGCGAATGGAGGAAATCAGAATACTTCTGATGGAGGTAGGAATACCCCCCTATTTTGCGGACATTGGATTCTGGGTGACACTGTTAGGGGTCATCTGGGCCGCACTTAGGGGCTCGTTTCGGGCGATGGTGTGGTTCTTAGAACACACATCGATAGCCGAGGTTAAACGCCAACTTGATGACTATGTAGGGCATAAGTTATCCAAACAAAGGGAATATTATGATGACCGTATGACAGATGCTATTAATAGTATCGGAAAATTAACGGAAAGTAATCAAGATATTCTAAGGCAATTGGTGAAGTTGGAGGAACGAGATGATGCTATATTTCACCGCTTGGATGCATTGGAAACCACAACGCAAGCACTAAATACGGAATTAATGCACATACAATTACTTAATAATCTACCGATTAAAAGGGGTATTACCATCCAAAATGACGGAGGTGAAAGCCTTGGATAAGATGAAAGTAATTAATAAAGTTAAAACTATATATAGTTCAATCCGAATCGCTAATATTCACCCAACAGGGATATTGGCAACAAGGGCACTAGTACTGACAATGCTAGTGCCTATTTTACTGGTAGTTGTTCAATATTTGTTGGGGGTTATACAAGGTTATGTTAGTGATGAAACTAACAAGCTAATTAATATAGGGTTAAATATTATTGATCATATATTTAATAACCCGGTATTAATTGCAGCAGTAGGCTTCTTAGCCTTGTGTATTGATAAAGATGGAAATGGCATCCCTGATAAATTAGAAGAACCGCCAAAAATACCAATTAATACCGTAATAAATGAAAGGAGTGATTATAATGCACCTCGTTAGTCTTACTGACTTAAACGATTATTGTTGTAGAGCGTTAGGCCAAATCAATAAAATCTATTTGCACTGGACGGCAGGCAGGTATAACCAACAATTTGATGACTACCATATTAATATCGATAGGGATGGAAACATCTATATCGATGGCGAATTAACAGATCATAAGAACCACACCTATATGCGCAATGGTGGCGCAATAGGTATTGCATTAGACTGCGCATATGGCGCTCAATGGACTGATAACCTTGGCGAGTATGCTCCTACGGATGTGCAGATTGAAACATTGGCACAGGTTGTAGCTTTGTTATGTGTAGACCTTGGTATCCCATGTGATATCGAGCATGTCTTAACACATGCGGAGGCAGCCGATAACATGGACGGTTATTATGCTCACGAGCCGTACGGGCCTACCACGACATGTGAACGATGGGACTTATGGACAGTACATGAGGGCGATACTCCTGGTTCCGGAGGAGATGTAATTCGTGGTAAAGCTAAATATTATGCCCAAGAATGGGGTAGTGTGATTTAGGAGGTATTATGAATGATAAAGTCAAATCCTATTTACAAATTATTTATGGTTATCGTTGGCTGTGTATTATTGTTGGTATTGTCATCTTACTCACCTGTGTTTGGCTCTACGCCAACAGAATCAGTAACATTGACACCACAGGAATACGCAACGCTGAAAAAGAACTTCGACACGCTAGAGAGTACAATCAACAGGCAGTTGACTACAATCAACGAGTTAGAAATGCAGTTGAGAGTAGCCAAGCTATCAACGAGCGAACAGAAGAACGAATTAATCGAAGCGTTGAACTTAATCAAAGAACAGAGAACGCAATTAACAGAAGCACGGAACTTACTACAGAAGCAAGAGCAGATGCTGAACGAGCAAAAGCTATCATTAGAGAAAGCAGAAATATACTTGAACGAGCAAAAGAAAGAAATACACAAAGCCAAGATGGAGCAACGCAAAAGTAAGTTGTTAAACATCTTATTAGGTGGTACTGTCATTTATCTTGCAACTAAGAACTAAGGAGGTGATCCATACATCTCCCTACCATACGAGGGCGGACGTATGGATTGACTATAATAATGTAAAAGACCTTACTGGGAATATGTCCTGGTAAGGTCTTTTTTGTTTATAAATAGCAATTGCGGATAAGGTAAAAATATGGTGTAATTAGGGTAATAATAGGAGGTGGGAGTAATAATGCTAAAAGTATTTAATAAAGACCCACATTTTATGAGGGATGCGATAAAAGTAGACAACTATGCTGCCGCATGGGATATAATATGCTCCATGCAGGAGAGGCTCGGTAAAGGCATACTTCTTGTTGGCAGGGAAACATGGGGAGACTTAGACTTGGCTGAATATTTCCCTAATTTTGTTTGGACGGACGATGTAAAGGCGGTATATGTTAATAGCGATAAAACATTAATAATCCCTGCTCCGTCAAAGTATAATCGAGCCAACGTTTTAAGGCTTATCAAATTCTTTGGACTCCACTATTCTATTCGAGAAGTAGGATAGTTAAATAGATTGCCACCATTTTGCCACCTTATATAATGGTATAGATAGAATTTGTTGTAGTAACTAAAGATTACTATATTTATACCACCCTCTCCGCCACAATTAGAAAGCCCTTTAGGTTATGATATCTACCCCCTTTACTGGATAACCAGTAAAGGGGGTATTTTAATGAGATATAGTTATGAATTTAAAAGAAAAGCAATTGAATTATTCTATCTAAACACAAAACTTTGGGATACAATGGTCTTATATGGGTACATATCAAGGTGATTAAAATGAAAAAGCTTTTTTTAAATCTAGAAGTAAGTGATGGTTATCCTCCAGTATCTATGGAAAGCATTTGGGCAGAAGTGACTGAAGAAGGCTATCTTAAAGTTAATAATATTCCTTTTTATAGCAAAGAAATCTCTTTAGGTGATATTGTTAGCGTAATACAAACAGAAGAAAATTACTTATTATATGATAAAACTATAATTCATAGTAAAAATAGTACATTGCGGATTGTTTTCTTCAATGAAAATCAGAAATTTAAAGATAAAATATTAACTAAACTACTAGGTCTTGGATGTGAGTCTGAAGCATTTAATGCAAATTTCCATGCAATAAACATACCAATTCAAGTAGATATAGAAGAAATATATAATTTCTTAGATGAGGTTGTGGAAACTGACGATTTAGATTATGACACAGGGTATTTGGCACAATAATTTGTACAAGCTGAGGCGCACGATAAATTTCGTGAGGCCTATTGGAAAAAACGTGCACGGGATTATATTGAAAGTTGTAAAAAAATTCATATTGAAAGGACTAATCATGAAAGAATTATTAAGCATAGAAAAAATTTTAAACATCTTGTTTCCTCAGTCATATAACTGTCTCTTATACACATCTCCGAGCCCACGAGACCGGAGCCTATCTCGTATGCCGTCTTCTGCT